TCTGCCTTCTACATACCAATCAACAAGCCAGTTCCACTGTGGACCAAGTAATCCAATGTAATTATCTTTAAGCCAACTGAACCTATGCAAGTATGCTCCAGTGACTTTAGGATCGTTTACTAGATCTTTTGTTACTTTTTTGTTTGCAGGATGGGCACAGTTCCATACAACCATCGAACTCCAGTTTTTACGTGGATAGGCCAAGTGTTGTTGTCCGTCCATTTTCACACCTTCTGGCGGGGTATAGTCATGTTGCACACAACTAACTGCTTTCTTTGGATCAACATCAGCAATCAGTTCTGCAATGTCTGTTGTAAGCACCATGTCACTATCCATAAAGATAGCAGTTTCTTCAAAGTTGTTGAGTTCAGGGACCAAAAATCTAGTAAAAGTAAACTCTGTGCTTGCTAGTTTATCAACATCACGCCAATACAAACCTCGATCACGTAGTTCATCTTGCTTTAGCATAACAATATTAACTGGTATACTTGCGTGTTCTAGTATACTATGTCGGCAAACATCTGCGGCTATAGGTTCTCTCGAATCCCAACCAATGTAGACTGTTAACATATTAGTCCTGTCTTTCTATATCTTCTTCTGTGAGAGTAGCACCTTTCCATACTTCTACAATATGTGCAGGTTGGTCTGAATCATTCACACCTTTGTGCCAAACGTTTGCCGGAATGTCAATCGGATTTGCCGGCACAAGATTTTGTCTTTGCGGATCTTCAGGATCAGTACGTTGACTAGTCAGTAGGTGAGCACTACCACTAACCAAATTCCATGTTTCTGATCTATGTCGGTGACGTTGCATACTCAGACTGCTTTTTGGATTAATAACCAGTTCCTTAACTGCGAAGCCATCTCCTGTATAAAGTTCTCTATAGTGTCCCCATTCACGTTCAACTTTAGGCGCTTCCCAGTCTTTAAGTATCCAACTGCTAGAATTTTTTTTGTCTGTGCCTCCAATACCAAAAGCAAAACTTACGTTTTTTAATCCTGCTTTTTCTTCTAATGTGGTACCTGGTTGTCTATCTCCACCATTGGCAAATATGATCTTTGCATCTGGATTGTACTCACGCATATCTCTAATGAACTGTACACAACTATCATCTGCGTCATACTCTTCATCAAATCCAATTACTTTGTCTACACAACCTAATGCATCAACTATTGCTCCGCGTTCCTCAACAGGCATAAATGCCTTACCCTTTTTCCGCATTAACCAAGCATCACTGTTGAGTCCTACAATCAATGAGTCTCCAAGTTGTCTAGCTTCTTGAAAATAAGCAATGTGTCCACTGTGTAGTGGATCAAAGCCACCAGTAACCAAAATAATAGTTTTTTGTTCTTCTTCTGCCATTATGCATCCTCTAGTTCTAGTTCTTTTTTCAGTTGTTCTAGTCGGTGTTTCATCCAATTAATTGACGTGTGTATGTGTCCTGTAGCACTCGGAAGAATACAAGTTTGTGCATACATTATTTCGTCTTCTAATACAAAAATACGTTCAAGTTTTTGAACTCTAGTTGTTGTCATCTCTGTCATGTATATACCTCTGTGTCGTTCTCTGCTTTTAGAAAAAGATAATCTGCTTTGGCTGGTCGAGCTTTTATATAATATCCCCAGCTTTTTAATAGCTCAATAGCATCAGGCATATCATCTGGTTGTCTATCCTTGTGTATTCTGCTTTTGTTCTCTATTAGCACAACTGGACTATTATTCTTAAAAAACTCTTCTGCTCCGGCAACAACAAAACCTTCATGACTGTCGCAATCAATTTTAATAAAATCTATGTCTGTAAAGTGATAGCTGTCTAGTACAATAGTTTGTACTTGTTGCTGGTCATGCACCCGTATTTGTGTTGGAAGATCTTCCTTATCACTTACCCAACCTGAGAATGTGCTTTTTCCGTTGTACAATGTCATAAGTTTGTTTTCGTTGCTAAGTGCATAGTTGTACACATCAGCATTGGTTATGTCACGTTGTTCTAAATTTTTTTCACAACAAATGTATACCATCGGATGCGGTTCAAATCCGATTACATTCTCAAACAAGCCAGCCATATGTACTGTACTGTCACCTATCCATGTACCAACATCAATTGCATTTGTAAATTTTGTGCAATGTTCCACAGCAAAGTCTATAGGTTTTATGCAACTGAAGTTCTCATCACGTATGTAATCAGCAGCTCTACCCATGGTATCTTTTGGCGTCCACCAATTTCCGTTTTTAGTAATCATTTGGTTCTTTCTAGCACAACTGTGTACTTCACTATATCAATCACAGTATTGTTCTTAAACACCTTGCGTTTAGGTCCTTTGATGTGGTCGTATATAATTTTCCAACCAGGTATAGTTTGTATCTTTTGTTTCCACCAGTTGGGTTGTTCAATAATTAGGTGTGCATTGCGTCCATCAGTTAAGCCTTTTTTAGCAGGGTGACATGCAATCAAGTGATGTTGGTACTTGTTGCTGATAGTGAATAATTTGGTGAGCACACTATCAATTTGTTCTGGCTCTATGTGTTCTAGCACATCACGACTGTACACAAGATCAACTTGTTTGGGTAGTTCAATTGGATGTGTTATTGGATCGTAATTGTAAATTGTCATATTTTTATTTCTAAGACTCTCAAGAGGAGTGCCTTTGCCGCAACCAAAATCCAGTATGCTTTTTACATCAGGGTGATCATCTAAGAAATTTTGTAGTATACCTGGCACACCACTTGCAGTACCAAAACTCTTACGACTATGCAAGCGTTCAAGTTCTTTGGTATATGCATCACTGTTTTGCATCACGAACTAGAACCAATAGTTCTACGTTTAATGTCATCGTGATTGAATTCTGCCCAATAGAGCTCAAATGCAACACCATCTTCTATGCCTTCAAATTGATGTATTTTGCCAGGCTTTACTTGTGTAAAGTCTCCTGCTTGTAAAATAGTTTCATCTACAAGTCCTTCCTGTTCACCATCTTGCCAAACTCGAACAATCATCTTGCCCGATTCAACAAAGAAGCCGTTCCATTTGTAGCAGTGTTCATGTTCTGAACATTTGTATCCTGCTTTGAATTCTATTCGGTGAAATTCCAACACACCGTTAGCATGTATAAGTTCTGTGTTTCCCCAAATTTTTCCTGCTTTCATTACTGTTGCTCCATCCACATGTTGCTTTTGTCTATCCACGGCAGAAACAAATCTCTCTGACGTAGCATTCCGTATTTGTGTATACTCTTCACAGCACTTTCTGGTAATAGGTCTGTTTCTTCAGCAAGATTATACAAGTTAGTAAGAGCAGGATTCATTGGTTCTGTATTGCTTCGATATACAATCGCATACATCCATGGATCACCAATGTGTTTCTTAAAAAATCCGCTTTTACAATCCCAACCGTTTACTGCTAACATATAAATCAACATTGGCATGGTAAAATGATGCTTGTGATTGATCTGTGCATTATACTCAAGCATATTAAATTCTACGTTTGTAGTTTGTGGAACTGCTATTATCATCATTGCATCTTGTGCCGCAACATGCCACCAGTTAGCCAATGCTTGGTAAGGATGTGTTAAGTATTGTATTACATCATAACACCATAATACATCAAAGAGTTTTTTATTTTTGTTAAACTCTTGTACATCTTGTCGTTGAAATGAAATACCTTTATGCTTAACAACAAGTTTGTCAATTTGGTTCACACCAATACACTTGATGCCCAATGGTTCATGAGTATCATCGTTTGTTTCTGCATTTGCCCACCATTGCAGGTCTAATGCTTCAGACTGGCATCCTAGATCAACCATCATACTGATACTTTCCATGAATTCGTTATATTCATAAAGATCAGTTAAGACATTTTTTTGACTGTGTTCATGTGCTAGATGTTGACTTGTGAAACTGGAGTATTTCATTTTTGACCTTTATTGTATATATCCGCTACAAAAGGAAGGCGTTATTTTATACTGATACATCTTCCATACCGGCTGTACGCAGTCTAACTATGTGTCCTAGTTGCCACTGTTTAGTATCCAAGCCTTTCATTATGCCTAAATATTTGTTACGCAGAAGTGCAACTTCATTGATTATTGTTTCAAAGTCTATTACTTCATCTTCACCATCTACATACTTTTCTGCATCACGACTGCTCAAAGCACGTGCATAGCCTTCCAAGTACTTTTGAAAGTGTTTACGTCGAGTTTTTCTTAGTTTAATATTTAGAAAATTTAACACTGCTTCAATTTCTTGCAGTTGGTTGAATCTGTGTTCAGTCAGTCCAGGCAAGGCTTTTATATTTTTTTCAACAAGTCCGCCAACTCTGCATTCACTCTTGGCTATTTCCAACTCATGTTCATAATGAGTTATAAAGCCAGGAATCTCTGCAAGATTATTTGTTACACGGCTATACCACATTGAGATTAATATTCATCGTAGTTGAATTCACCGTCATCATCATACTGATTGAGTAGTTCATCTTCTTCTTCATCTTCAAAGTCGTCTTC